TAGTTAAAGGCGTAGTTAAATAGCGAAGGTAAACTTAAACGCAGACCAGTCCTTCGTAAGCCAATAGAGTAGTAGGGGCGATTCAATCTCGTGAGCAAGAGGTTATCAGTCCCCTCCTACTTGCAAAAAGGATTGTCTTAGTTAATTAAAAATCCGTAGACCCTGTTGAAATAGGACAGACAGATGGATACCAAAACTAAGACGGACAGCAGACAAGGTTTTTATCATTATTTTTCCCCTTGTCTGTTGTCGAACCTAAGGGAGGAATAGATGAGAAAATGTGATTACTGTGATGACAGGGCAGATATTGTAGATAATAGAACAGACAGATTGTGGTGTGCTAAATGTTACATAGAACAAAAGACACCACACTTAAGGGAGAGATATGATGAGCATAGATTTAAGCAAGTACGAAAAGCTAATTAGGTTAGGAACTCTTACAGAAGAGTATGAGTTTGCACAGCATGAACTTCATGCCCTTCTTAGATTACAAAGGGGCGGTGGCACTGCAAGTATCAGAGAAGATATAATTACTTTGTTAGATAGGATAGCAAAAGAATTGTCAAGGCGGAGAGTAGCCTCAGATGAGCAGGCAGAGTTTGTAAAGAGGTTGCCCTAATGGACTTAGTAACAGTATCTTTAATGTTTGGTTGGGGTTGTTCGTTTATACTTTTGTTTACAGCTCTACTTGTAATTTACATATTCTTGAAGACAGAACAAAATGATAAAAGGTAAAGTAAACACAAAAACAAAACAGTGGCTTCGTAGCTACGAGAAATGGGAGAGTGAACAATGGCAAAGCGACTTATCGAAGGTAAGAAAAAATCGAAAGGTAAAAGGTATTCGCATAGACCTCAAAGGGTAGATTTAGAAAACATTTACTTTGATGAAGTAACTAGAAAATGGTATAAAAGAAAATAGAGGTTGACATGGAATTAATTATCATGGTATATAGAGTTATAGTTATTATTATAGGGAGTTTTTTAATATGGTTGATGATGTAAACAAAAGGTTTAAAGAAAACTTAAGAGATATTGTCGGAGATTGTTTTTTCAGTGTCAGGTATTATTCAAAGAGTAAAGGTAGGTACGAAAATTATGGAAGCCTACTTTTGAATGTCAAGAAACATTTAAAGGGTGGCGAAAGTACAGCTAAGGATTACACCTTCACTGCTTACGATTTGTCAGCGAAACACTACAGAAGTTTTGTCATCAGTAAAACAGCTTTTGTCAAGTGCGGTAATATGTACACACAAGATGCTATTTTGTCAGGTAAGAAAAATGTCATTTGACCCTAAAAATGAAAAGCCTTTGTCAGCATATACTAATGAAGAGTTACTTGGTTTCTTAGGTATAGAAAGCACACTTGAAGATGTTTTTCGTAACTACAATATGACTGATGAACAAAAGAGGGAATTCTTACTTGAGAAAGCAGAAGAAAAAAATCAAAAATATTATTGACAAGGTTTTATCTATAGTTTAAAAGGGAGATATAGGAGAAAAAAAATAATGACTTTAGAACAACAAAACGAACTTAAACTGTATACCATGACAATAAAAAATCGTCTTGAGTGTATAGGAAAATCAATTATGGAAAATCACAGCACAACAAAAAGTGCAGTTGAAGACCTTCAAAGTATCAAAGCAAAAACTGATTATATGCTTGCTAAAATAAAAGGAGAGTTACAACATGACTGATGTAAGGACTAGACCACAGACCAAAGAAGAGAAAGAAGTACAGGACAAAATATCTCAAATTATGATAGACTTGCAAAAGTGGATGGATGAACATTTTGTCGATTTACAAATACCATCTAAAGTTGCCTTGATGGGTGCTTTTTCGGAATTGTCACACAATACAACACAGCATGTTGTCAACTTGCTTTTGTCACTTGATAAAGAAATAAAAGAAGATAACGACAAGTTATCAGACGAAGACTTTGCAAAAGTAAAAGCCTATGCCGAAAGCTTACACAGGAAAAAACAAGGAAAAAAAGAAAATTAAAATATCTATTGACATTAAATATTCTAGGGTGTAGAAGAGAAAAGTAAGGTTGAGAAAGATACAAGAAATTGAGTCGCTTAACCTTACAACATAGGAGAAAAAAAACAATGGAAAAACTAGCCCAAGAGTACGACACAAAAGCAGACTTAATTGATGAGTTAAGGACTTTAATAGATAGCAATGAAGACAATAAATATTGTGATGAATTCCAGTTAAAAGAATATATTAAAATTGTGCTTAAGAAAATATAATGACTTATAAATTCGTAACCAATACACAATCAAAGAAGGTGGGAGCAATGCCCACTTCTTACAGTCCAAGACAAACTTGTCCCTCTTCTTGTAGCCTCAAAAATAATGGTTGTTATGGGGATAACTTCCCTATTCGCCTACATTGGAACAGATACAGTGAAGACAATATTGACAACTGGGATGAATTTGTAAAGCAAGTTTACTACTTTAGAAAACATAACAGGCAGGGATTATGGCGACACAATGTAGTCGGTGATTTGGTAGTTAAGAAAAACAAGATTGATGCTAAGAAATTGAAGCAACTTGTAAAAGCAAATAAAGGTGGCAAGGTTATTTGTTACACGCACCACCACACAATTTTGTCAGGCACAAAAACAAATTCTTTAGGCGGTAGATTGTCAGAACATAATCTAAATTTGATTAGGTACGCAAATAATAAAGGCTTTACAATTAACTTGTCAGCAGACACACTTGAGCAAGCCGACATTTTGTCAGATACCAAAATCCCTACAACTGTTGTTTTACCATTTACCAAAACACAATTTGAAAAAATGGAAGTGAATTTGTCAGAAGTTAAAACTCCTTTAGGTAAGAAAATAACAATATGCCCAGAACAAACTCAAGGGATAAAATGTTTGGATTGTAAACTTTGCTCACATACAAAAAGAAAAACAATAATAGGATTTTTTAAACATTAATGCTTGACTACGAAAACGAACACCTCCAATATAATTTTAGAAAAAAGGGAATTTCCCCTTTTATTATATAAGGAAAAAAAAATGATAAATCTTAATAATTTAATTAATCCAGTCCAAACTGATATAGAGGACTTTACAAACCCAACCCCACAACATAGGACAACAGAAGTCGACCTTCACAACCCCAACCAAGAGAGCTCGCAAGAGATTTTAAGGACTGACTGGGATTCTCAGTTTAAAATGCACAGTGATATAAATGACCATTCAATCTTTAAATCTAAATTTTCGGAAGGTGATGTTTATTCATTAAACCCCTATACTCAAAAATTCCAGAAGGTGGAAGGAAGGAAGGGTATTTTTAGAGATGAGGAAAGCGAACAAAAATTCTCTTTTGTTAGTCTACCCTCTAAGGATTATAAACTTGTAGACCACTTGCCATTGTTTGAAGAGGTAACAACCCAGCTTGTAGAATGTGAAGACATATCAACTGCGAGGGTTCATATTGAAGACCGAACATATGAAGAGGACACAAAAGCAATAAGGACAATCCACCTTCTTGACCATACTGTAGATATTGAGGGAACTGGTGACTTGTGTATGCGAATTGATGTATTGAATTCAACAAACTCATCATGGAAATTTCAAGTATTCACTGGTGCTTATCGTGACTATTGCCGAAATTCAATGGTATTCGGTGGCGAAAGGCAATATTACGCCATGAAGAAACATACCTCAGGTTTCGATTATAAAGAAGAGGTGAGCAAGATCAAAAATGCCGTTTCCAATTTTGCTACTCAAGGCGATATCTTTAGAAGGTGGCTCAATACAAAAATTACTGACGAGCAAGTTATTCTCTTTTTTAAAGAGGTTCTTTGTAAGAAAAAATTATCCGATATTAATAGCCTACAGGAAACTATCGATAATGATGAGGACATAGCAAAACAGTACAATCAAAAAGAACTCGGCTTTTTTATTCATAAATGGGAGGAGGAATTGAAGACTGGTATGTCCAGAAATCTTTACACTTTGTACAACGCCTTGACAAACTGGTCTACTCATGCAGGCACTTCTTTGGATAGTTACGAAAACGAAGAAGGACAAATCAAAACCATGACCCAGAAGAAAGGTAAGGTTCATGAGACCAGATTAAGAAGAGAGGGAAGAGTTTTAAAAGCAATTCAAAATCCCCTTTTTGAGGTTTAATTATGTACGAGTTTATATCGACTATTTATAAACTTGTTTTGATAATTCTAGTTTTCTTATTTCTGGGATTATTAATTTAATAACTTTCCTCCCCAACCCCCTGGATTAATTTCTGGGGGGTTTTTTTATCTATCAAAATAGACCCTAAAAAAGACCCTAAACCATTGACCTAGAAAGTATTATCTACAAAAAAGACATTATCTCTTTTTGAAAAGATACGCCCAACCCCCACCGATACACCCCTAAAAATATCCACCGCCAAGAAAAATATCAGCTCCCCAGGTATTAAACCCTCTATCTCTATTAAACAAATAGAAAGCAATAGAGAAGGCTTTTTATCTTTTTAATAGTAGTATACATAGAATAATAAATGGTGCTTAAATCGACTGTATGAAATCGCCTCGCCTCGCTTCGCTCGGCTCGGTTTTAAGAAGGTGTTGCGCTTGCAACTGCTTTTCTTGTCAAAATAAGTATATAGATAGGTACTGTTAGACGGCACGTAAGGGACACCACCCCCCACCCACACCTCTATATACACAGATGCCAGATTTTTTTTAATTTTTAGTTAGTTGAGAATGAGTCGCAATAAGTTTTGCCTACCTTTATATAGGGACACAAAAAAAAACCCCCAGTCAGAAACAGAGGGAGATTAAAAGCCTACCTATATATAGTATTAACCCCAGGAGGGTTAAGTCCATTGTACATGCAAATATTCATACTGTCAAGTAAAAATTTTTTTTTGTGTTGACAAAATGCAACATTGATTCTATAATAGGGTACATGAAGGGGGTTACCTTGAGAGGTAGTATATGTAACCCATCAAGAGCTTGCAAGCCATAGGAAGATGCAACGTTTTTCTCTACCTCTCCCCACAAGTAGGCATTTAATAATTAGGAGATAAGTATGTACGGAAGTAAAAAGAAAGATATGATGTACGGTAGTATGGTTCATGGTGATAAAAAGAAAAAAAAGAAAGATATGATGGGTGGAGGATATACCTCTATGAATAAAAGATATGCTAATGGTGGTAAAATATACCCATCTAAAGGTAAAATGTAATGAAAAACAAAGGATTAAAAGCTTTAGCAAAAGAAAGACCTGACGTAGTAAAGAAAATGGGCTTTGACCCACAGAATCTTAGAAAAGGTAGCAATGTATGCTCTAATAGACAGAAGATGATGATGGGCGATGCTGTAAAAGGATATACTACCGAGAATAAAAGATATGGTGGAGGAGTACCTAATCCTCGTAAACCTGACGATACTATGGTCTAATGGCTAGAAAAAAAGAAAACCCTATCAGAAGAACAACTGGTAAAGGTGGAAATTACCGACCTACTAAGAAAGGTGCAGGTATGACCAAGAAGGGTGTAAAAGCCTACAGAAAGGCAAACCCTGGCTCTAAACTGAAGACAGCCGTAACTGGCAAAGTAAAGAAAGGCAGTAAGGCAGCAAAAAGACGTAAGTCTTACTGTGCAAGATCACTGGGACAACTGAAAAGAAGTTCGGCTAAAACAAGAAACAATCCTAATTCACGTATTAGGCAAGCTAGAAGAAGGTGGAAGTGCTAATGGAAAGAATACATAAAACAAATTTAAAAACTATTAAATATCCTCTAGTTGACATAAGAAAAGGTCTCCAAAAAAAATACAGAGGTACTGATTACAAACTTGACAGAACAAAAATGAAAGTTAGTTATAGGAGAGGTTCTTACAGAGGTGTAGAACATTTGTTACGTAGGTACAACTAATGGGTAAAAATACAAAACATTATTTTAAAACTGGTAAAGAGTATACAGGTAATGTCCATAAAATGGATAACGGCACTATACATACTGGTAAAACTCATACAAAAAACAGTAAAGTTGTAGTTCATTTTAAAGATTTATCTGACAGAGCAAAAGGTATAGCTAAAGGCACCGATATGAAAAAGGGTGGTAAAGCTAAAAAGAAAAAGAAAAAAGGTCCTACACCTACAAATCCTACGCTATATGCAAGAGTAAAAGCAGAAGCTAAAAGAAAATTTAAAGTTTACCCTTCAGCATATGCTAATGCATGGCTAGTTCGTACATACAAAAAACGTGGCGGAGGCTATAAGTGAGCCTAAAAGAATGGTTTGGCAAAGGACCAAAAGGAGACTGGGTAGACATAGGAGCCAAAAAGAAAGATGGTAAGTTTCAACCCTGCGGTAGAAAATCTGCTAAAAAGTCAAAAAGAAAATATCCTAAATGTGTTCCTAGAGCTAAAGCAAACAGAATGTCTAAAAAACAAATAGCTAGTGCTGTAAGACGTAAGAGATCAAAAGCACAAGGAGTAGGAGGTAAACCTACTAATGTTAAAACCTTTGCAAGAGAAGGTGGAGTTATGAAATACATATCACAAAACAAAAGATACGCTAATGGCGGTAAGGTATATCCAAGATAATGTTAACACCACAACGTAAAAAATCACAAGAATTAACAGAGAAACAACAGAATTTTCTTGACGCATACTTTGCGGAAGGAGAAAAAACCTTTGGGAATATTACCCAAAGTCTATTGCAAGCAGGCTATTCGGAGTCCTCAAGGTCTTCAGTATCGAAAGCTATGCGACCTCACATTATAGACAGAGCAAAAGAGTTGCTAGCAACGACAACAGCCAATGCAGTAGGACAGATAAAGGATGCTTTATCAGGAACAACAGAAGAACCAATAGCTAGACAGAAACTTAGGTTTGAAGCAGCAACTGACATACTTGATAGATGTGGTATATCTAAACGACAAGAAGTAGTAACAGAAAACAAACACGTACATGCTGTTGTTTTGTTACCTGCAAAAAAAGCAGAAGAGTTAGAACTATCAGATGTAGAGGCTGAAGTACTTGGAAACACCTAAGAAAAAAGGAAGACCTAAACTCAAAGAAGGAGAGAAAGGTCGATATAGATTATCAGCTAAAGAAAAGGCTCGTAGAGCTGCTCTAGCCCAGTTGCGGTATAGAGACAAGAAGATTAAGAAACATAAGAACCAACTATCGAGGCAGAAACAATTAAAGAAAGAAAAGATACAGAAGTTCAAACACCTCGACAAGGCGATAGAGGGAAAGGCTGCGATAACGGAAGATGTGCTTGCGGATGCACCAACTGCGTTTCAGGAGTTTGTTGCGGAACAGGAAGTTGCGTTCAAACCGAATCCAGGTCCTCAGATGGAGTTCCTAGCAGCACCTGAACGTGATGTTCTTTATGGTGGTGCAGCAGGTGGAGGTAAATCATATGCCCTACTTGCAGATGCATTAAGATATGCCCACAATCCTAATCATAGAGGATTGCTTCTTAGAAGGACATTGGGCGAACTAACAGAGCTTATAGACAAAAGTAGGCAATTATATAAGAAGGCTTTCCCAGAAGCTATATTTAGAGAAAGTAAATCGACTTGGGTATTCCCATCAGGGGCTACGATTTTATTTTCATATTTAGATAGAGACACAGATGTTACAAGATATCAAGGACAAAGTTTTAACTGGATTGCAATCGATGAAATCACGCATTACCCAACTCCTTACGTATGGGAGTACCTTCGTTCAAGACTCCGTACTACGGATCAAAGCATTATACCGTACATGCGTTGCACAGCTAACCCAGGTGGAATGGGCGGTTGGTGGGTTAAAAAGATGTATATTGATGCTGCCGAGCCAAATACGCCTTTTTGGGCTAAAGATGTTGAATCAGGTGCTATCCTCAGATACGGAGCCTCAGCCCAAGAAAAAGCAGGAAAGCCCCTCTTCCAAAGAAGATTCATCCCTGCAAGACTAACGGATAACCCCTACCTTATAGCTTCAGGGGAATATGAGGCTATGTTGTATTCTCTACCAGAAGTAGAGAGAAGAAGATTATTAGATGGAGACTGGGATGTCACAGATGGTGCAGCGTTTGCTGAGTTTGATCGTTCAGTACATGTTGTTGACCCCTTTGAGATTCCTAGGTCTTGGGCTCGTATTAGGGCTGCAGACTACGGTTACTCTAGTCCTTCTTGTGTTTTATGGGGTGCTGTCGATTATGATGGTAACCTATGGATATATAGAGAGCTTTACGGAAAAGGCTACACAGGAGAAGGGTTAGCAGAAAGGATTATGGAACTAGAGTATGATGATCCTACTATGCAAACAGCAGTATTAGACGAATCATGTTTTAGTAGAACAGGACATGGTTTAAGTATAGCAGAATCCATGAACAGGTTTAACCTAAGATGGATGGCTTCTAACAGAGACAGACTGGCAGGTAAGATAGAGATGCACAAACGTTTAAGTATGAATGATATGGGAGAACCTAGACTTAGAATATTTAATCACTGTAGCCAGTTGATAAGAACTTTACCTACACTACCTCTAAGTAAAACAAATCCAGAGGATGTAGATACAAAAGCAGAGGATCATGCTTACGATGCTTTAAGATATATGTGCATGACTAGGTTGGTAAATAGTCCTTACTACCATCCTAGGTTTAGAAAGCCTAAAGAGTTTGATAGGTATGAAGTACAGGACCCTATATTTGGATATTAATTTTTAACAACAAAAGGAGATGAAAATGCCGTTATATGGAAAATATAAACAAGGTGATCTTGGCATGGAAGACGAAACAAAACTTTCTAGAGAAAAATTAGAAAGTTGGGTTAAAACAAAGTATTCCCACGCTGAAGAATCCTCTGTTAATGAAGCAAGTCTTTCAGGCAAGAATCAAATAGATTCTAACTTTATGGCTTTAGCTGACGAAAAAGACTACTAAGATGGCTGAGATAGGTGAACTAATAGGCACTGGCGAACAGAAAGATATTACCGATGAGGAAATGTCTGGTTTAGCAGGCTATATACGATCAAAGTATAAACAAGCAGAAGATGGTCGCCTAGCTGACGAACAACGTTGGTTACGTGCTTACAAAAACTATAGGGGCACTTCAGAAGATAGTGAAGACTATAGGCAATCAGAACGTTCTAAAGTTACTGTTAAGATAACAAAAGTAAAAGTGCTTGCTGCTTTTGGGCAGCTAGTAGATATACTTTTCTCTAATGGTAAAGTTCCGATTTCTGTAGACCCTACTCCTGTACCTGAAGGTATAGAAGAGTTTGTTCACCTAGAAACACCTTTAGATCAGCAACAAGAATTAGACCCTTATGGGTTTGAAGGAGATGGTAGAGAATTACCTGCAGGAGCTTTAGAGGCTACAGAACCAGAACAACAAGAATTAGAATTAGGTCCATATGAAAAAGATATGGCTGAAGCTAATCTTGCTGCAGGACCATCCAATATGGGAGAACCACAGCTATCTCCTGCCAAGGAAGCAGCTCGTAAAATGGAGAAACTAATCCATGACCAACTACTAGATGCTTCAGCAGTTTCCGAACTCAGAAAAGGTATCTTTGAACAGTGCCTGTTAGGTACAGGTATTATTAAAGGACCCTTTAACCACAACAAAGTAATACACAAATGGTCTAAAGATGACGATGGTACTAGATTTTATGACCCACAAGATAAGTTAGTACCTAGATTAAATGCCGTTTCTTGTTGGGATTTATATCCTGACCCTTCTGCTGTAAGCCTAGATGATGCAGAATATGTAGTAGAACGTCATAGAATGAATAGATCACAGCTACGTGACCTTGCTAAAAGACCATTTTTTGATAAAGATGCTATAGAAGCATCACTATATATGGGCACACAATATGAAGAAAGATACTTTGAGCATGATTTATATGCAGATAATGACCCTACATACAGTGAAGGTCGTTATGAAGTATTAGAATATTGGGGTGTTCTAGATGCTAAAATGGCTAAAGAAATACAATTAGACATACCAGAATCTACATCTGACCTAGATCAAGTACATATTAATGCTTGGATTTGTGGTAATGAAATACTAAGAGTAGTTCTTAACCCATTTGTGCCAGAAAGATTACCATATCAAGTTGTACCTTACGAAAAGAACCCATATAGATTCTTTGGTATAGGTGTAGCTGAGAATATGGAAGATGCACAGCTTCTTATGAATGGACATGTACGTATGGCTATTGATAATTTAGCATTAGCAGGTAATCTTATTTTTGAAGTAGACGAAAACATGATGGTTCCAGGACAGTCTATGGATATATACCCTGGAAAAATATTTAGAAGACAGTCAGGTGCACCTGGTACAGGTATTACAGGAATTAAGTTTCCAAGCACTGCTGTAGAAAATTTACAAATGTATGATAAGGCAAGACAACTTGCTGACGAAGAAACTGGTATACCAAGTATAAGTCACGGACAAACAGGTGTGACTGGTACTGGGCGTACTGCATCAGGATTATCTATGTTATTAGGTTCTGCCTCTTTAGGTATTAAGACTGTAATCAAAAACATAGATGACCACCTTCTAAGACCTTTAGGAGAAAGTATGTTTATGTGGAATATGCAGTTCTCAGAGGATGAAGAAGACATAATGGGTGATTTGGAGATCAAACCTAAAGGTACATCGTCTGTAATGATGAAAGAAGTAAGATCGCAAAGGTTAACAATGTTACTACAAACTGTAACTAATCCTATGCTTGCTCCTTTTGTTAAATTACCTACGTTGATTAAAGAGTTAGCTATAGCTCAGGATATGGACCCTGACGAATTAGTTAATGACATAAACGAAGCACAAATATTTGCTGAAATGCTGAAAGGATTGAACAATGGACAAACAACTGGCGAAGAGGCTACTGCCCC